CAGGTAGAGAACACGGCGGCCCTGTTAGTGCGGGCAAACCTTATCTTGTTGGAGAGAAAGGGCCAGAGTTATTCGTTCCTGGATCATCTGGTGGCATAGTTCCTAATAATCAACTGGCGGCAGCAGGTGGAGCCACTAATGTAAATATTTCTTATAATATAACGGCGTTTGATGCTCAAAGTGCAACAGTAGCTATCGCCGCACAAGCCCCAACTATTTTAGGAATCGTAGAACAATCATTTAGAAAGCGTGGGCGTAGAGGCCCACTAGGGCCATGAGTGGTACGTTTCCTAGTACCCCAACTCCACAATCTATTGAGGTTCAATCGTTGGAACCTACTTTGGTTTCCATTACCAGTAATTTAACCAGACAAGTACGTTCTAGGGGTGGTCAACGATGGGGATTTTCTGTTAGATTTGCTCCGATGGAAAGATCAAGTTTTGATCCTATCTTTGCTTTTTCATTAGCACAACGGGGTCAATACGAAACATTTACTTGGGTTCCAACCACTATTGGCACAACGAGGGGAGAAACGGGAGAATCGCCTGTAGTTTCTGCGGCGGCTAGTGTTGGAGCCAGTTCTTGTAGTGTGGATGGCTTAACAGTTTCAACTTCTAACATTTTAAGATCAGGAGATTTTTTTAAATTCTCAGGTCAAAATAAAATCTATATGTGTACTGCCGATATGAGTAGTGATGGATCGGGAGATGCGACTTTAAGTTTCGCCCCTAAGTTAGCAACTGCGGTAGCCGATAATGAAACGATTACGATAAACAGTGTGCCTTTTAATGTCTCTTTTACCTCAGACATTAGAAGTTACTCTACCAATGCAACCACTTATTATTCATACGAAGTAGAATTAGTTGAGGTTCCGTAAATGGCGAATCGGAATAGTACGGCGGCTTTTCAAACGGAGATCGTCAAAAGCCAGAACCAACCTATACATCTAATTAAAATATATTTTGATGAACCAACGGGAACTCAATATTTAACGGATTCATTTATTTCGATTACTTATGATTCTAATACCTATTCCCCATTAGGATATTTTTTAAGTTTCAGTAATATAGAGGAAACAACGCAGTTAGTGATTAACAGCTTAACTTTAAATATATCAGGGGTAGATCAAGTTTATATTAACCACGTTTTATCAGAACGCTTTATTGATAGAAAGGTGGTTATTTATAAGGGTTTTTTAAGCACTTCCGATGATTCGTTAATTGCTGATCCAGTTTTAATTTTTCAAGGCAATATGGACACCCCTTCAATTCACGAAGCGGAAGATGAAGGAATATGTACTGTTTCTATTTCAGTAGCTAATCAATTTGTTGATTTTGAAAAAACTACAGGTCGTTACACCAATCAAGAATCACAACAATCAGTTTATCCAGGTGATTTGGGATTTAACTATGCGTCTGAAATTATTAAAGACATAGTATGGGGAGCAGAATTTGATCCAGGAACTAGGGTAACGGGAGCAGGAAGTTTAGCGGGAGAATTTGGTTCTGTTATAGATACTAGAGATGTAGGCACAGAAGAAATTTATGATTTAGATTTAGTGGGTCAGAACGTCACGATTAACACCGATGAAACGGCTACTATTAACGACATGGATCACACCCAAGAAGTAGATGATGTGGTAGTCATAACAGGAGCAACAGGCGATAACGCTGATGATATAAACGGAACTCATGTCGTAGTTTCTATCGGGTCAAACAGTTGGGATATTCCTTTTATTAGCGCTCCTGTCATTATTCCCTATGATGGTGGAGCTGAAATTCAAGTTAATGATGAATCAATATCGCCAGGTATAACGACAGTCGATACCAGTAATAAAACAAACACAATTATTATCCCTTCAAAAGAAGGGGCGATTAAAAATAATGTTCATCCAGGTACAACACAAGTTATTACCATAACCGATTCTGATGATGTTGGTGGGATTCCTGCCACTAAAATAAACGACAAGAATCATGAAGTAGTAGAGGTTAACGATACAAATTATGTAATAGCCATCGTTGAAAATGTTGAGACTACGGCTCCACCTATAAGCACTGACACTTCGGTTACGGATGCAGTAACAGTCAACGAAACCGATCATGGTCTATCCACTGGTGATTCGGTAGTGATTGCAGGATCAACTGATGTCGGTGGCGTTCCTGCGGATGAAATTAACGATACTCATACAGTAGGAGATGTTATTGATCCAAATGCTTTTCAAATAGCGGTAACAACTCAACCCACTTCAACTGTTATTCGTGGTGGTGGGGATAGTGTAACTTTTGATGGTGTTGATCCTACACCACCACCGATCTCAACAACATCTTCTTCGGCTACTGTTACTGTTTATCAAACAGGACACGACTTAGTGGTGGATGATACCTTTTCTTTAGTAGGGACAATGGATGTGGGTGGTATTCCTCAAAACGTTTTAAATGATAACCACACAGTGGTCAGTGTTCCTGATACCAACAGCGTTACCTTTACAGCTTCCGAGACAGCTACGGAAACAACAACAGGTGGTGGAAAACAAGTCATTGTTAAATTACCCGTTAAAGCCACCAGTGCAACAACAGGTGGTGGGCCTAATATAAAAATACAAATTCCAGTTAAAAATAGAACGCATTTTTTAATTACGGGGTCAGCATGAGTTGGATTTGGAGTGCAATAGTTAATGCCGCTATCTGGATAGGGGGAAAGTTAATGGCTATGGGTGTGTCCCAAAATATAGCTGTGGCGATTGGTTATGTGATTGTGGGAACTGCCGCAATCGGGGGGGCTAAATGGTTGGGTGGTAGGTTAATAGATGTTCCAGACATAGGCTTGGGACAACAAGGGGCCACGATACTTGCAAATGCTCCATCTAATACGGCTCCCATACCTGTTATTTACGGGGCAAGAAGAGTGGGTGGAACTAGGGTCTTTATCGGAACTTCAAATGCTTATGACGATGATGGAAATTTTCTTTCAGCAAATTCTTTTTTAAATATGGTTTTTTCTATATGTGAAGGTCGAATTTCAGAATTTACAGCAGTTTATTTAAACAACGTAGAAGCGTGGCCCAATAAAGACCCAAGATTCGGCGATCAGGATGTGGCTTCTGACAAAACATGGGTTTATATAGAACCCCATCTTGGGTTGGAGGATCAACCTGTTTCTGCAAATTTAAAATATGTAGCGGGGTTCGGTGGTGGCACTTGGAGTTGGACAGATGCTTACAGATTAAGGGGTGTTGCTTATTGTTATGTAAGACTTCAATATAACACTGAAATATGGGCCTCTGGTGTTCCTACAGTAAGTTTTGACATAAAAGGAAAACATGTTCAAGACCCCAGGCAGACGGCTACTTCCACTGGCTTACCCATTGAGAGGTTTTCTAATAATCCTGCATTGTGTATTCGTGATTATTTAATAAGTAGCAACTACGGAAGGGCTATTGATTCTGCTTTAATTGATGATACTACTTTTGAATCTGCCGCCGATTATTGCGATGAAGTGGTTACATTTACTCAAACAGTGAGTGGAACAACAACCAGTGTGGCACAAAAACGATATACCTTAAACGGAGTTGTTAATACAGCAGAAACAAGCATAAACATTCTTGATAAAATGCTAACTACTTGCAGGGGTTCTTTAATCTTTAGTGGTGGAAAATACAAGTTAATTTTAGATAAACCCACTACTCCCGCCCTGACTTTTGATGAATCAAACATCATGCCCGATTATGAGATTATATTGGGTGGTAAAGAAAACTTAGCCAATAAAATAACAGCAGAATTTTTTAATCCTGATCGGGAATGGCAAGCGGATTTCTCCATAGTTGAATCATCAACTTATAAAGAACACGACAACGATTTACTGTTACATAAAAAAATAGAACTGCCCTTCACAGCAAATCTGCTTATGGCTAAATACATAGCCAACCAGAATTTAAAAATATCACGACAAAACGTAATTATTAGTTTTAAAACCACACAGGATGGATTATTGGCAGAAGTTGGAGATACGATTTATATTAAATTAGCTAATCCTGGTTGGGACACAATCAACGCAGGAGCAGGAAAGATATTTAGGGTTTTACAGATTGGAATAGAAGCCAGCGATGAAATAAATATAACGGCAGTCGAATATGATAGTGAAGTCTATACAGTGGCGGCGGCTTCTTGGGAAGGTTCGCCCAATACCCAACTTCCTTCCCTTCATGCAGTTCTGGCTCCCACTAACATTATAGTCAGTGAAGCATTATTATTTAACGATCCAAAAATAACTAATCGTATATCAGTCAGTTGGAATGAATCTTCATCTCCTTTTGTATCTGCCTATGACATCGCATATAAAAAATTAAATGATGCGGATTTAATTAAAGTGGGAAATGTGAATGGAACTCAATTTAATATTGATAATTTAAAATCTGGTGTTTATACCTTCAACGTGAGGGCTAGAAACAATCCTGGTTTTACTTCAACTTATGCCGCTAAACTCTTTACAGTCAAAGGAATTTCTGTACTTCCTGCCATTAACCCACCTGGTATCACGGGTGTAACCGAAGTATTGACCAGTTCTTTTGTTGGATCGGGAGTAAAGGCAAAGGCTACTTTCGATTGGGTTGCCGTAGCGAACGCAGATTGGGAAGCGTTAGGAGTTACCATTGACCGTTATGAAGTGCAATTCAAACTCACATCAGAAAGTACCACTTGGGAATCCCCAGGTAGTTCAGTAGGAACCTTCTTTGAGTTTTTTGATATAACACCAGGTAACTACAATTTCAGAGTCAGAGCTGTTAATGATGCGAATATGTATAGCGGTTACGCTGAAACGACAGCAGAGATTACAGGATTAACGGCGGCTCCTGCCAATGTAGCCAGTTTCTATTTAAGGGTCGATAGCAACGAAGCTAATTTATCTTGGACTCCTGCAACTGATCTAGACGTTAAAGTCGGTGGTACGTTTGAAATCAGACATTCAGACGTTACCAGTGGAGCTACCTGGGAACAATCAATACAAATAGGAGAGGATGTAAGCGGTATCAGTAACAGTGCGGTTATGCCGCTATTAAAAGGAACTTATTTAATTAAAGCTGTCGATTCAACAGGACATAAATCAGACAGTGCCACCACCATAGTTAATACCATTACTCCCCAACTTTTTGATTACAGATCATTCCAAACAATTACCGATACCAGTTTCGCAGGAACTAAAACAAATATGGTGGTGGATGCAGATACGGGTTATCTAAAATTTGAAGCTGACACCTTAATTGATGCCATGACAACTGACATAGACGATTGGGGATTGTTTGATTCTATTGGTGGAGTTGATACTTCTGGCTCTTATGAATTTGCCGATAAAATAGATGTTGAAGTGGTGGGGTCAGTTAATCTAAACGGAGCCATCACTTTTACTGTTGTTAATCGCTCCGACTTATGGGATTTAAGGGAAGGCAATATTGACACTTGGTTATCCATTGATGCACTAGATTTTGACAATGTATTAGCTCAACTGTATGTGGCAACGACCAACGATGATCCTGCTAGTGGTGGAGCTACTTGGGGTGATTATAGTCTCTTTACTATTGGGAACTACTACGGCAGAGGTTTTAAATTCAAACTCGAAGCGTCAACTGCTGATAACAATTATCAAATCAACGTTAGTCAGTTGAAAGCGGTTGCCGATATTTATTATCGAATACAAGCTGAAAGTTCTGGTATTGGGGCTAGTGGTTCTACGATTACGTTTGACACTTCATTTAGAGCAACTCCTGTTCTTGGCATAGCGGCACAAAACATGGCAACGGGAGATTACTACACCCTTTCAAGTTTAAGCAAAACAGGTTTTACCTTACAGTTTTTTAATTCAAGCGGAACAGGAGTTGCTAGAACTGCTGATTATATTGCAAGAGGTTATTGACAATTCAACTATGGAACTTATTATTATTTATCGTAAATTTACAAACCTTAAAAGGAACTTTTAATGGCACAAGTAGCAGACTATTCAATCGCTAATGCGAATGGGGCCACAGTTAGGGCAGACATCAATACTGTTTTTCTGGCAGTCAGTTCAACTAACTCTGGAACTTCTGAACCATCAACCATGTACGCATTCATGCTGTGGGTGGACACAACCACTAATTTAATAAAACTCAGGAATGCGGCGAATGGAGCCTGGATCACTTTAGGCTTATCGGTAACAGCTTCTAATACAGTTGATATAAATGGTGGAGCAATAGACGGAACGGCAATAGGAGCGTCTAGTGCAACCACAGGAGCATTTACCACTTTAACGACAACCGACAACCTAAGTATTGGTGGTAGCAATAAAGAATTAAGATTTTATGAAGGCTCTAACTATGTAGGCTTTGAAGCCCCTGCCCTAACAGGCGATCAAATATGGATTTTACCTATAGAAGATGGAGATGCAGACCAGGTACTAGCAACCAATGGATCGGGTACTCTTTCGTTTGCTACTGTTAGTGGTACTACAATTAATAACAATGCAGACAACCGAGTTATAACAGGTAGTGGCACAGCAAATACATTAAATGGAGAAGCCAACTTAACTTATGATGCAACAACTTTGCAATTTGAAGGAGCAGATAACAATAATTTAATAAAGTCAAAAAATACGGGGACGAATACTCCCTATGTTTATATACAAGCAAACACGGCAGGTACTTATCTTGGAAGTGATTCTTCTGGTGGGGCTATACCTCTCCATATAATGCAAGAAGATGCCGCCCCTATAACATTTAATACAAACTCAACAGAAAGAATGCGTATTTTATCAACGGGAGACGTTCTAATCGGTCAAACTTCACAAACAGGGTACACATTCGCAGAAAAATTAGTAGTAGGAGATGGAGAT